ACCTATGACAAAAACAAATTGAATCACTTTTTTCCTCTGTCTTTCGGGTGCCCTTCCAATTCTGAGATGCCGCTGAAATTGTCAAGAAAATACGATTGATCAGTAAGAAGTGTACTTCCTTTAAAATTCAGCCACCTAAGAAAGGGCAGTTCTGTCCGGCAAACAGCTGGGCAGGACTGCCCTTTCTATTTTTTTCAAGCAGCATACAATCCGGCGAAATGACCGGTTTTGTATGCTGCTTTTTTCTTTCTCCTGTCTGTTCATATAAAATTTACATCTAAAACCTTCCCATTTTGCTTCTCTCAATTGTCTTAGTAATTTCAGGAGGGCAAAAAAGGGCTTCTCAAAACTGAATATGGAGGGAGGGAAAATAATGTCTGCTCCCTCACATGATGATCAGCTGAAGCTTGAGATTTTCGATAGTTTCAGTAAAACAGTGATGAGAAATGCAAGCAGAAATTTCGCTGCTGCTGCAAAAACAAGAAGGAAAAATGAGTCGGTCAACACAGATATCGTACAGTACATTTTGAAAACACACGGTGAAAATGCAGTCTATCCATCCGAACATTTCATCGATGCCGGAAACGGATACTGCTGTGTCGTTGCAACGGAATGGCTGTATCAGGCAATGCTGCTGTTGCCGCCCAAACAAAAGGAAGTGGTTATTTTAGAATTCTGGTATGGAATGTCTATTTCCGAGATTTCCGAAACATTGCGGATCTCCAGACGCTCCGTGTCAGAACGGAAGAAAAACGCATTTGCAAATATTCGTAGTTATTACGAAAGGACACAAAAGCATGAAACTGGATTATGAAACGGTGTATCGTGCTGTCAAAGGGGACCATGATGCACAGGAAAAGCTGCTGCAGTATTACGATGCATATATCAGTGCATTGTCAACTGTGGTTGAGATTTGTTCAGACGGCACAGAACACCAGTATGTGTGTGAAGATCAGAAAGCAGAGATACAAACAAAGTATCTGGAGGCACTTTCTAAGTGTAAGGTGATAAAATGATAGAAACAGATTTATTTGAATTTGCCTATGTGCCGGATTGGTACGGGCAGTTAGAACAATTGGCAGAAATGGCGTTGCCGGAAGCATGGCGATTCCGAAAGCCGCAGACCGAATGTAAAAATACAGATACGCCGATTTTGGAACGGTATCTCCATATGATGTTCCGGAAGCTGAGCATCGATTACAACACTGGAGAAACAGCATATTTCCATGTGGAAAATAATTGTGCCTGCTTTCATACAGGACTGTACACAAGACAATATCAGGCAATCTACGCCTGCTTTGAACGAAATAAAAAGAAAGACACCACATTGAAATGGTATTTCACCGGCTTCTGTGATGCTGTTTCTTCCAAGCTGCGGTATGTAGAACCACTGCCCAAAAAGCCATATTTCCCGATGATGCAAAATGGTGTAAACTTCAATCCGGAATGGCCAATTCGGGTAAATGCAGAACACATTCTCAGCGACCCGGAAAATCGGGAACGGCTGCCAAAGAAGCTGCTTCGGTTTAAGAATCTGCCATTGTTGCTGGAAACGGCAGTGGAACTGGGCAGACGAAAAGCAGTAATTGAGCCGGGGCTGGTAGTACCGCAGGGATACCAGAATCAATTGCAGTTTCTGCTGCCGATCTGTTTAACAGATATGGAAAAACCGAACCTTGCCATGACCTTGGCAGAACGAAACGGATATTATCTGGGCAGCACTTGTCTGACACTGGAAATGGCATATCTGAATGCGAGAATGATTGCAAGACCCATTGCTCCGTGGCTGACCAGTTTGGTAAAAAAGTGAGAACATCCGATGAGGTGCAGAATTTTTTCTGCACCTTGTCGGTGTTTTTATGCCTGTACAAATTGAAAATGTTTTGTGAACTCTTTTCAAACTACCAAAAAGGCTGGTAGTTTGAATGATAGAGTAAGTTCGACGATTAGGAAAGGGGGTGTCCATGTGAGTGTGAATGAACGGCGTGCCGAAATCATGAAGATTTTAGTTGCTCGCAGACAAACAACAGTTCCACTTCTTGCACAGGAATTGTGTGTATGTTGTAATACTGTTCGCAACGACATTCATGTACTTGCATTGGACTATCCTCTGGAGACGTGTTCCGGGAATGGTGGCGGTGTTAGAGTAGCAGATTGGTATCATCCATATAAAAATATGCTTACAGAAGAACAATCTGTTGCTTTGGAGCAATTGCTATTGTTTGCAGATATTCGGCAAGCAGAAGTGATTCGCCAAATATTAGCGGAATTTAGTTCTCAGACCTATCGTCAAAAATATGCAAAGGAGTGAAACCAAATGAAAACCCTCATAGATGTCCTTGCTGCACTCAGCGATTTCGTAAAGGTCGCATCAGAGTGGGCAGAAAGTGCTTCCAAGGCGGAAGTGGAGACGTTTACACAGATTTATCCACAAAAAGAAGAAGCGGTCAAAAAAGCAGTGGAAAAGGCAATTACGTTGGAAGAAGTCCGCAGTGTTCTGGCAAATCTGTCCCGCAGCGGACAAAAGGAAACGGTGCTGAAACTGCTGCAAAAGTATGGCGGCAGCCGATTGTCTGAAGTTCCACCAGAACGATACGCTGCACTATTTGCAGATGCACAGGAGGCAGCCCATGCCGAATAAACACGCTATGCTCTCGGCTTCCTCCAGTGCCCGATGGTTGGCGTGTCCGCCCTCTGCACAGCTTTGTGCTGTCCTGCCGGATACCGTGACAGACTACGCCCTGGAAGGCACGTGTGCCCACGAGTTGGCAGAGTACAAAGTGCAAAAGCTGCTTGGCAATCCGGCATCTAATCCCACGGAGAACTTAGACTTCTACGATGCAGAAATGGAAGACTGCACGGACAGCTACGCCCAATACATCGCCGAACTGCTGGCAACCCTACAAGAACCGATGGTCTTAGTGGAACAGCGTTTGGATTTCAGCCGCTACGTTCCCAGCGGTTTTGGTACGGGCGACTGTGTGATTGTTGCAGATGATGTCCTGACTGTCATTGACTTTAAGTATGGTAAGGGCGTAGCAGTATCTGCTGATCACAACTCGCAGATGATGCTGTATGCTCTGGGTGCATTGGAACTGTTCGATGCCCTTTATGACATCGCAGAGGTTCGGATGGTGATTTTTCAGCCGAGAATCCAGAACCTCAGCGAATGCACCCTGCCGCTGTCGGAGCTGCTGCACTGGACGGAAACCGAACTGAAACCAAAAGCTGCACTTGCCGCCAGAGGCGATGGTGATTTCTGTGCTGGTGAACATTGTCGATTCTGCAAAGTGAAAGCAACTTGCCGGAAACGGGCGGAGTACAATCTACAATTGGCGAAGTATGATTTTGCGATGCCGGACAAGCTGACCGATACCGAAATCGAAGCAATTTTGGAAACTGCCGACCAACTGGTTGCATGGGCTTCCGATGTCAAAGAATACGCCTTGCAGCAGTCCTTACAGGGAAAGGCGTGGAAGAATTGGAAGCTGGTTGAAGGCAGAGCCAGACGAGCATATTGCAGTGAAACTGCAGCAGCGGAGGCGGTACAAGCTGCTGGGTTCGACCCATACGAACATAAGGTACTGGGCATTACCGCAATGACCAGAATGCTGGGCAAGAAAAAATTTGAAGAATTGTTGGGAGATTTGCTTGTGAAACCACAGGGAAAGCCAACACTTGTTCCGCTATCAGACAAACGACCTGCGTGGAATACTGCACAGGTAGATTTCAAAGAATAAAGGAGTTTTTATTATGGCAAAGTATATCAATCCTGCAAAAGTAGTAACCGGTGTATGCAGATTTAGCTACGCCAACCTCTGGGAAGCAAAGGCGATGGACGAGAACAGTAAGCCGAAGTACAGCGTTTCCCTCATCATTCCGAAGTCGGACACGAAAACCATCGAAAAGATTCGTGCCGCCATTCAGGCTGCCTACGAGGAGGGTCAGGGCAAGTTGAAAGGCAACAGCAAATCTGTTCCGCCACTGACATCGATCAAGACTCCGCTTCGGGATGGGGATTTGGAGCGACCGGACGATGAAGCGTATGCCAACAGCTATTTCGTCAATGCCAATTCCATCACTGCCCCTGGCATCGTGGATGCAGCCTGCCAGCAGATTTTAGACCACAGCGAGATTTACAGCGGTGTCTACGGCAGAGCCAGCATCACCTTCTATGCGTTCAACACCAAAACATCTCGTGGCATTGCCTGTGGCTTGCAGAACATCCAGAAGATTCGAGATGGCGAACCGTTGGGCGGTCACAGCCGTGCAGAGGACGACTTCGCAACTGCAGAAGACGAGGATTTTCTGAACTAAGATAGCTGGGCGGACAGCTAGGCGTTATGCTTGGGTGGGTAATTGAGATAAACATGATTACAATTGATATCGAAACAAAATCCGATAAGGACATATCAAAATGCGGCATTTATGCTTATACAGATACCCCATATTTTGATATTTTGCTGTTTGCCTATTCCATAGACGGACAGCCTGTTCAGGTAGTGGATATGGCAAACGGTGAAGAAATTCCCGAAAATGTTCTCGCTGCTCTTGTTGATGAAAACGTGATAAAAAAGGCATTTAATGTGAATTTTGAGAGAGTTTGTCTTTCAAAATATCTTCGTAAGAATTATCCTCAATATTTTCAGAGTTACAGCATTGACGAAGATACTGTCGGAGATTTCTTAAATCCCGAAAGCTGGCATTGTTCTATGATTCATGCAAGAACGCTCGGACTGCCGTCATCACTTGCAGAAGTCGGAAAGGTTCTGGGTATTGAACAGCAAAAAATGACAGAGGGCAAGGCTCTCGTCAAATTCTTTTGTGTGCCATACGACACAGTTGACGGTGTCCCACAGTTTCATAATCCGAAAGATTATCCCGATAAATGGGAGATTTTTAAAGCATACAACAAGCGAGATGTTGGGGCTGAATTGGAAATTGACAGAAAACTGTCACGTTTCCCTGTGCCTGATTTTCTGTGGAAAGAATTTTATCTTGACCAGGAAATCAACGACAGAGGTATTCTCGTAGATATGCAGCTTGCAGATAAGGCAATTAGCCTTGATGCAGAGGCAAAAGAAGAACTGACAGTTGAAATGAAAAGGCTGACAGGTGTAGAAAATCCGAATTCTGTATATCAGTTGCTGGATTGGCTTGAAACACAGGGTTACAAGTCGGATTCTCTCGGAAAAGCACAGGTGCAGGAACTCATCAAAACTACAAAAGAACCTGTGAAATCCGTGCTTCAGATGCGTTTGCAGTTGTCTAAATCTTCGGTGAAAAAATATACCGCTATGAAAAATACAGCTTGCAGCGATAATCGTGCAAGAGGGATGTTCAGCTTTTATGGGGCATCAAGAACGGGGCGTTGGGCTGGCAGAAATGTGCAATTGCAAAATCTTCCGCAGAATCACTTGCCGGATTTGACAGAAGCAAGAGAACTTGTAAAATACGGTTCTTTTGAAGATATTCAGATGCTGTATGATGATGTTCCTGATATACTGTCACAGCTTATCCGTACCGCTTTTATTCCAAGACAGGGTATGAAGTTTATTGTTGCGGACTTCTCTGCCATTGAAGCAAGAGTGATCGCATGGCTTGCAGGTGAAGAATGGCGAATGAAGGCTTTTGCAAACGGTGAGGACATTTACTGTGCATCAGCATCAAAGATGTTCGGTGTGCCAGTTGTAAAGCATGGTGAAAACGGTCATTTAAGGCAGAAAGGAAAGATATCCGAATTGGCTTGTGGTTTCGGCGGATCGGTTGGAGCCATGAAAGCGATGGGAGCAGATTCTCTCGGCTTATCCGATACGGAACTGAAACAGATCGTAACCGACTGGCGTGAGGCTTCACCGCATATTACAGAGCTCTGGTGGGCGGTAGATAGAGCTGTAAAAAAGGCAGTCAAAGAAAAAACAGCAACAAAAACACACGGACTGCTATTTTCCTATGAGGCAGGGTTTCTGTTCATAAGGCTGCCAAGCGGAAGACGTCTTGCTTATGCTAAACCCTACATCGGTAAGAATAAATTCGGCGGTGAATCTGTTATATATATGGGCATTAATGCTCAGAAAAAATGGGACAGACTTGAAAGTTATGGGCCGAAATTTGTAGAGAACTGCGTCCAAGGAATTGCAAGAGATCTGCTGATGTATTCCATGCAGACACTATCACAATACTTCATTGTCGGTCATATTCACGATGAAATGATTATCGAATGCTCGAAAGATACAAAGCTGGATGAGATCTGTCAGCAGATGGCGAGAACACCAGACTGGGCAAAAGGACTGCTGCTTCGGGCAGACGGATATGAATGCAGCTTTTACAAGAAGGACTAAGGAGGATTCCATGTTTTACATCAAAGAAAATCTGAATGACACCACCAGTATCTCCGTGGAGATCAACAACGAAAACGTATATTGTCACTGCCCGCAGTGCGGTGCAGAAGTGCCGGTTGATCTGAGTATCTTCTGGACAGCAGAAAACTTTGACATTTTCAGCAGTGCTGTTTACTGTGATGCTTGCACACAGAAACGGCTGAAAGGAGTATTGCATGAATCGGTATAATGCCGAGGGGTACATTGATCTCACTGCTTATGAGGCACTGAGCCGTATTGAACGAGAGGAACGCAAGGCGAAAAAGGCTGCCGCTTATCGACCGCTGGTATACATTTGTTCTCCCTATTCCCACGGCTGCATCAATGACAATATCGAAAACGCCAGACGATACAGCCGCTTTGCGGTAGATACCCACTATGTCCCTATCGCTCCTCACTTGCTGTTTCCGCAATTCATGGATGACAGTCTGGGCGAAGATCGTCAGACAGCGATGTTCATGAATTTGGTACTGCTGTCAAAGTGTGCCCAGCTGTGGGTGTTTGGTTCTGTGCGGTCGGAGGGTATGCAGCAGGAAATCAAATGGGCGAAGCGGCGGCATATGACCATTCGGTATTTTACAGAAGAACTGGAGGAAATAGAATGAAATTTACGCTCTATACAGCAAACTGTACCGGCAATGAAAAGAATATCCTTTATCCCAACCAAAAGGTCATTACTTCAGAAGCGGATTTGAAAAAAGCCGTTGTCTACGATCATGTCTGTGCTCAGTATGAGAATTTTGCACGCAGTGATGCCAATTTCCTGCTGTCTGATGTAGTACCCATGGATTGTGACAACGACCATTCAGATGACCCGAAAGACTGGATCACGCCTGAAATGCTGATGAACAGCTTAGGAGATGTTGCATTTGCAGTGACCTACAGCCGCCATCATATGCTGGCGAAAGGGAATAAGTCTGCACGACCACGTTTTCATGTATTTTTCCCGACAGCACCCTGCAACGATGCAAATTCCCATAAGGCGATAAAGCAGAAAATCCATAAGGAACTGCCGTTCTTTGACGGAAATGCACTGGATGCCTCACGTTTTCTCTTTGGCTGTCCGAGTGATGTGTTCTTGCACGAAGGTAGTTTATCCATTGAGGACTGGCTTACACTGATGAAGTCAAACCGTAACATTCCGCAGGGACAGCGAAACAGCACAATGTCTCGCATGGCTGGAAAGCTGGTCAAGCGTTTTGGTGTGACTGAGGAAAGTTATCAGAAGTTTCTGGAAAAAGCAGCAGAATGCGAACCGCCGCTACCGGATGAAGAACTGGAAGCAATCTGGCACAGTGCCTGCAAATTCGGAAAAAAAGTAACCTCGCAGGAAGGATATATTTCTCCTGAAGCATACGGCAAACAGTCCCTGATTCCCGATGATTTTTCGGACGTTGGAGAGGCTCGCACATTTGTAGAAGGCTTTTCAGATGAGGTGGCATTTACCATTGCGACCGATTATCTTCGCTACAACGGAACCTATTGGGAGGAGTCAGAACACGCTGTCACCCTTGCTATGATCGAACATACAGACGTACAGCTGGCAGAGGCGGAAAAGCAGGTGGAAGCGTCACTTTTGAAACTGGAAAGCCTCGGTGTTGCAAGAGATGCAGCAATTAATGGCGGTAAAAAGTTTCGGGATAGTCTGGACGAGGAACAGATCGCCGCATACAAGGAGTATCAGTACTATGCCGCTTTCAAGGCGTTTGTCATGAAATATCGCCATGTTCGCAGTATGACCAATGCACTGGATGCCGCAAAGCCGCTTGTGCTCCACAATCCCGAAGCCCTCGACAGCAATCCCATGCTCTTGAATACCCCCGGAGGCACGTATTATCTGCCCGAAGGATTGAATGGCTGGAAGCCCACAGACCCTGCCGACCTCTTAACGAAAGTGACGGCGGTCGTTCCGAGCAATGAAGGCGAAGAACTCTGGAATGATGCGTTGCAGCTGTTCTTCTGCGGCGACCAGAGCTTGATTGACTATGTGCAGATGATTTGCGGACTTTGTATTGTGGGCAAGGTGTATTTGGAGGCGATGATTATTGCTTACGGTGATGGACGTAACGGAAAATCGACTTTCTGGAATGTCATTTACAAGGTTCTGGGAAGTTACAGCGGAAACATTTCAGCAGATGCCCTGACTGTCAATTGCAAGAGAAACGTGAAGCCGGAAATGGCGGAACTCAAGGGAAAGCGGATGATTATTGCGGCAGAATTGCAAGAGGGCATGCGGCTGAATACCAGCGTGGTGAAGCAGCTCTGTTCCACTGACCCGATTTTTGCTGAAAAGAAATTCAAAGCACCATTCCACTTTGAACCCTCTCACACTTTGGTGCTGTATACCAATCATCTTCCGAAGGTCGGCGCATCGGATGACGGAACATGGAGAAGATTGATTGTGATCCCGTTTCACGCCAAGATTCAGGGCAAAGCAGATGTGAAGAACTATGCACAGCATCTTGTGGATAACGCTGGCGGTGCAGTGCTTTCATGGTTGATTGAGGGTGCGAAGAAGGTCATTGAAGCAAACTACCAGATCAACAGACCGCAGTGTGTTTTAGATGCAATCGGAGCCTATCGGGAAGGCAATGACTGGCTTGGCAATTTCATCAATGAGTGTTGTGAGGCAGATAAAAGCTATCAGGCAAAGTCAGGTGACCTCTATAACCGATACAGAGAATACTGCAATGAAAACGGAGAATACACAAGAAGTACTTCTGATTTTTATGCGGCTCTGGAACAAGCAGGCTTCAAAAAGACAAGAACTCACAGTGCTAGATACATCATGGGGCTTCAATTGAAGAACGATATTCTTGATTGACTGTCACCAAAAAAGCTAAAAAACACGCAATATAGGGAAAGTGACAGTCTACGACAGTCATATACAGACTTTACGCAGGCGAGAAAAAAGTATAATTTTTTCTCTATATATAAGGTTTGCAATCGACTGTCGTAGACTGTCACCAACCCCAAAATTAGGAGGGACAAATTATGTGGATTAAGAAAAATAACACCTTGATTAATCTTGAAAAATTTGATGTCATTATGCAGGACAGTAATGAGCCTGATCTCATCATGCTTGTTACAGAGGGCAGAAAAATTGGATTAGGCTTTTTTAACCAGACATCCAAAATCATTGATGAGATAGCAAAATCAGTGTCAAACGGTGAAAGTGTGTATGTACTCCCATGCGAGAAAAAATAATTGAAGAAAAACTCACAAAGGCAGTAAAGCAAAATGGTGGTGTGTGCTGGAAATTCACGTCTCCCGGAACGGCAGGCGTTCCAGACCGAATCGTATTGATGCCCGGCGGTAGAATTGCTTTTGTGGAAGTGAAAGCACCCGGAGAGAAACCCAGATCGCTTCAACTTTCCCGGCATAAACTTCTGAGGCGATTAGGTTTTCTGGTTTATGTCTTGGATGCTTGTGAGGACATCGACAAAATCATCTGGGAGGTGAAAAATGGAACTCCATGACTATCAAAAATATGCTGTTCGCTTTATCGAAGAACATCCAATCGCAGCACTCTTTCTGGATATGGGACTTGGTAAGACGATTACAACTCTGACTGCAATCCACAATTTGATGTTTGATTTGTTTGCGGTCAGAAAGGTTCTGATTATTGCACCGTTGCGAGTTGCCCGTGATACATGGTCTGCTGAAATCGAAAAATGGGAGCACTTGAAACCGCTGCGATACAGCGTTGTTGTCGGCACGGTCGAGGAACGCCTTGCCGCCTTGAACGCTCCTGCCGACCTCTACATCATCAACCGGGAGAATATCGACTGGCTCGTCAACAACACGAAGTTTGATTACGACATGGTGGTGATTGACGAACTGTCCAGCTTTAAGAGCCACCAGAGCAAACGCTTCAAAGCCCTGATGAAAGTTCGACCGAATGTGAAACGCATCGTGGGGCTGACCGGAACGCCTGCCAGCAACGGCTTGATGGATTTGTTTGCGGAATTTCGTCTGCTGGATATGGGGCAGCGGCTCGGCAGATTCATCGGGCAATACCGGAACGAATACTTCAAGCCCGACAAGCAGAACGGCTATATCGTGTACTCCTACAAGCCTCTGCCCGATGCAGAAGAACGGATCTACGAAAAAATATCGGACATCACCGTTTCGATGAAAGCCATTGACCACCTGCACATGCCGGAATTACTTTCCAACGAATATCCCGTGCAGCTGTCCGACACGGAGCAAGAAACCTACAAGCGGTTCAAGTCCGAATTGATTCTGGAGATGCAGGACACTGAGATTACCGCCGCCAACGCTGCCGCCCTCAGCAACAAACTTTCCCAGCTGGCAAATGGTGCAGTGTATGACGACGCCGGAGCGGTGATTCCCATTCACAGCCGAAAGCTGGATGCACTGGAAGACCTAATAGAAGCCGCCAACGGCAAACCCGTTCTGGTGGCGTATTGGTTCAAGCATGATTTGGAGCGGATTCAAGAGCGACTGCGAAAGCTGAATGTTTCTTATCAGGAAATCCAGTCCTCTGACAGTATTCGGAACTGGAATGCTAGAAGGCTGCAAGTTGGTCTGCTGCACCCAGCCGCTGCTGGTCATGGCTTGAACTTACAGGCAGGCGGTTCTCACCTAATTTGGTTCGGACTGACCTGGAGTCTGGAACTCTACCAGCAGACCAACGCCAGATTGTGGCGGCAGGGGCAGCAATCCGAAACGGTCGTCATACAGCATCTCATCACCAAGGATACGATTGACGAACGCATCCTGAAAGCCCTGACCCAGAAAGAACAAACCCAGACCGCTTTGATGACTGCTGTGCGTGCTGAAATTGTGAGGGAGGAAAATGCATGAATCCAAAAGCATACATGGAAGAGGCAGAACGCCTCCGACACCGAATTTTTCGGAAAGAGCATGAGATCGATTGCATACGACAATCTGCTGAGGGTATGGTTGGAAAAGGTGGAGATTCCCCTAAAACAGTTTCTCCAGAACCACACAAGATGGAAATTGCTGTAGAAAAAATTTTGTCATTGGAAGAAGAAATCGAAGAAACCAAAATGGAACTTCAACATTTGATGCATGAAATGCGGAAACAGATTCAGAAGGTCACAGATGCAGATGCCCGTGATCTTCTTACAAAACGGTATCTGGAGTTTAAGCCATGGAAAGTGGTGGCAAGTGAATTAGACTATAGCGTACAGCATATTTACTACCTCCACAATAAAGCACTCGAAAAGTTAAGAGTTCATCAGAGTTCATAA